AATGCTACAGCCCTTAACCTACCACTTAACAAGAACTTAGGGTATGCGTATGTTATCGCTTACAAGGATTGGAAGACCCAAGAAGTACACCCACAATTTCAAATGGGATATAAGGGTTTTATTCAGTTGGCTATCCGAAGCGGTCAATATAGAACAATTAACACTTGTGAGGTGCGAGAAGGTGAGATTAAGCGTAACAAGTTCACAGGACATACTGAGTTTTTGGGTGAAAATCCTGAAGGCAAAGTCATAGGTTATTTGGCATACATTGAGCTACAAAATGGCTTTCAGCAATCACTATATATGAGCCTTGAGCAGGTTAAAGAGCATGTAAGCAAGTACTCACAAAGTGGAATTGACAAAAACACCAAAGAATTTAAAGGGGTGTGGAAAAATGAGTTTGATACTATGGCAAAGAAAACAGTACTCAAGCTCCTACTTAATCGCTACGGGGTGCTCTCTGTAGAAATGCAGAATGCCATAGAGAAAGACCAAGCAGATAGCGAGGGGCGTTATATAGATAACCCGCAAGCAGGTAGGTATGTACAAGATGCTGTTATCATTGAACAAAGTGAACCTACAGAGATTGTTGCTCAAGAAGAGCCAAAAGCTCCCGCTCCAGCACCTTCAGAAAGTCCTAAGCAAGTAGATTTTAAGAACCTGTAAGTATGAGAACAAGTTATTTCACATTAGGACAATCACACGTATATCGTCTTAATGGACAAACCTTAGACCGTGATTGTGTGATTAAGATAACAGCCGAAAATCCAAGAGATGTAATGGTTGAGCATTTTGGCTTAGAGTGGGCTTTTGAATATGATGAACGCCCTGAAATGAGATACTTCCCACGAGGTATTTACAACCTAACAGATAACAAATGGGAATAGCAAAAGTCATTAGTTCAGGTAGCGAGGGCAACGCCGTGATATACAACAATGCAATAATGGTAGATTGCGGCGTTTCTCTCAAAGCCTTAGAAGCAGTCAAACGTTCTTTGAAAATAGTACTCCTAACTCACAAGCATAGCGATCATTTAAAATTGCGCACCTTACAGAGGTTACAAGCTGAGCGACCAACCTTGCGTGTGGCTTGTGGTGATTTCCTCTTAGAGGAGTTGCCTTGCATTAAGAATATAGATGTATTGCAAGTGGGTAAGATATACGATTATGGAGCGTTCAAGGTATCACCTATTAAGCTGTATCACGACGTGCCAAATTTCGGTTGGCGGATCTTCCTACCCAACGGACAAAAGATATTCCATGCTACCGATACAGTACATTTGGAGGGTATCACTGCTAAAGGGTACGACCTCTATGCTATTGAGCATAACTATTGTGAGGAGTACATACAACAAGCAATAGAAGAAGCACGAGCCAATGGCGAATATACACACGCGTACGGCAATATCAATACACACCTGAGCATACAGCAAGCAAGGGCATTTATTGAAAAAAATAGAAAGGAAAGCAGCGAGGTTTTAGAGCTGCATAAAAGTAGAAGTTTTTATAAGTAAAAGACATGGAAATACAAGGACGAATAAAACAGATATTCCCCTCTCAGATGATAGGACAAAACGGCTTTGAGAAGCGGGATTTAGTGATAGTAATAGAGGAAAATTACCCGCAAACGATCATCATTCAATTTACCCAGCAGCGTTGCGACTTACTCAATAATCTACAAGTGGGGCAAAATGTAAAAGTATATATCAATATCCGCGGGCGAGAATGGACAAACCCGCAAGGAGAGACCAAGTACTTTAACACGATTGAGGGTTGGAAAATTGAGGTGATACAGACTACTAATGTAGCCAATCAGCAGCCAGTACAGCAACCAGTAACACAATCAACGCCTGCACCTCCTCCACAGAGAGCAACTCAGCAGGTACAACAACCGCAGCTATTTGATAACCATGGAAGAGAGCCGAACCCTGCAATATTAGACAATCAGGAAGATGATGGATTACCTTTTTAGTAACTTAAAAATAAAGAAAAAAATGAAAACAGTATTTAAAGTAGGAATGAAGGTCTATGACCAGTTTAATTCCCCTGATATGGAAGGTGTAGTTGTAGAGGTAATTGATAACGAATGTGATGACTACCCTATAGGGGTTTCGTTTCTGAATAGATATGATATATGCTATTATACCCCTGAAGGTCGTTTTAATAAAAGAGATATTCCAACCCTTTCAACAAAACCATACAAAGTAGAATTTCAAGGCTTTGAACAAAAAGCACCTGCACCAACTTATGAGGATATAGTCAAAGAGAGAAACTATATTTATTTACCTGAAAATTTAGTAGCTCCTAATAAAGAACTTGCTGATGCAGTAGTGGCACTCTTAAAACTTCTATTTCTTAGAGACTATTACAATGAGGGATGGCAGCCAGATTGGAAAAAAGAGAGGGAAATGAAATATGTTATATATAATGATAGCAATAAATTAGCTACTATTCAATCTTATACTATGAGTTTTATATTAGCATTTAAAGAGGGGAATATAAGGAATAAATTCCTCGAAGAACAAAGAGAACTTTTAGAAATAGCAAAACCTTTATTATGATGAGAAAAATAGCCATACGAGCATTAGCTTTCATTATTCTGTTAGTGTTATTAGCATTCGGAGTAATGGTATTATTCAGAAGTGAATTTCCTTACTTATGGATTGTAGGGTTACTTGTAGCAATTCTTATACTGATTGTTTTCCCTTACAACAAGTTTTTCAGTAACTAATTTAAACATTTATATCAATGAAAAAGATGATTTTTCTTTTTAGTGTTATAGCCTCCTTAGTAGGTTGTAACAGACCTGAACCTAATTATGAAGGGGTTCTAATGACAGAGTACGGACGAAATGGTATCAATTCGTTCAAAATTGTAACAGGGGCGCAAGGGATGTTAGGTCCAGGTAGTGAACTTTATCAAGTGCCAATGTGGGAGCAAGCAGGAGACCCTGATATTGTCGAAATCACAGCAAAAGACGCTGGTGTTTTTACAGTAGACCCTTCCTACACTTACACACCTATCAGAGGCAAAGGCGCTGAGATTGTATTCAACTATAAGAACTATCGAATACAAGACCCTGAAACGTTCTTTGACAATGTAGAAGCGAATGTACTTAACAAGCGCGTTACAGATGCCTATCGTGAGGAAGCAAGAAACTACACCACTGACAGCCTTATGAACAACTTAGGTAAGTTTGAACTATCAGTACAAAAAAGATTGAAAGAGGAGTTTAAGACGAAATTCTTTGACCTTACCACGCTTACATCAGGGCTTAAACCTCCTGCTTCAATGCTGAAAGCCGTAGAAGATAGAAACAAGGCTATACAAGAGGCTAACAGGGTAAAGAATGAGTTAGAGACCTCAAGAATGCTGTTAGAAAAGGCAAAGATAGATGCCGAAACAAACAAAGTTCAATCGGTAGGGCTTACAAAGGAAATCCTAATGCAGCAATATATAGAGATGTTAGGTAAGACCTCTAATAAAGTAATCATCACAGACGGCAGAACGCCTGTAATATTAGGTAATTAGTAACCCAAAAAGCAAGTATCAATCGGGATAGTAGCAGGTTCGAGTCCTGCCTTGCTTTCAAAGACGATAACAATGAAAAAGATAACAATCCCTACTACTGTTAAAGACGGCAAGTTGGTAGGTAACCGAGAAATGGTAACTCGTGCGATTGGCTCCTTTGAGGGCTTGCCTATCAACCTAACCATTGAAAGGCGCAGCAAGAAAAGGAGTAACGAGCAAAATGCCTTCTATTGGGCTTGCTGGATACCACTCATACAGACAGCTATCTATAACGAGTGGGGGGAGTTATACAATCCTAACGAAGTGCATACGCTGTTAAAGACAACTTGTAACTATGAAGAGCGTGTTAATCCTGCCACTGGGGAGGTAGTAAGAGTACCGAAGAGCAGCACCAAGCTGACCACTTACGAATGGGAGAAGGAGTTTAAACAGCAAGTCAGGCAGCTATGTATGGACTTTTTCGGATTAGATTTGCCTGAACCAATAAGCGATGATGAATAAGCAAGTTTTCAACCTCGTTAAGCAAGGCAAAAAATCATTCCTAACTGTCTAATAACCAATGCAAAAAAGTAAATAAGCAAGATTTAAAAGAAAATAAGCAATGAAAGAAACCGTTAATCGTTTTGAGGAGGAGATCATCACAACCTCCAACCTATCCGAGATGAAGGATAAGTACTTAGCCGAGACACTCTATAGAAAATGGCCTGAGAACTTCGTAGATGAAAGCACTGGGGAGCTGGTCAATATAGAACGAAAAGAGATAATATTTGACCGTGGTACATTCTTAGACCATCACAACTTAGAGGAGATTAATTTTTTCCTACAGAGCGGGGATATTACTGAGGTAAAAGTCAGTACTATACAAAGACAAGCAACCTTAGTCAATGGATGTGCTGCCACATGGGTAGCTGTAGCAAAGGTAATGGGAAAGAAACAAACCTTCTTCCTATACGCTAATAGTGTAGAAGTAGCTATGCAGATCCTCACGGACTACATAGAACAACACTACCAAGGATATTTTGAAGTGTTATCACTCAAGGAACAAGAATATTTGTACATAGTAACCTTAACAAAGGATAGTGAAGAAGATGAAAAGGTCAATTGTTATATTGCTGAGATGGAGATGAAATATGAGCGTTACACAACTCGTAATAAATTCTTGGTAAAGGCTATCAATGCCGAGGAAACCAAACCTCTATGTATTGCGTTCTTTGATAAGTATATGCAGGATAAGGAAAATCCTGAACCTTATACAATGACACTGTTATCGGCAAAGATAATGAAAGTAGAAGCCGTGATTGACCATCTATTTTGCCATGTCTATATAGATAGAAGCAAAGGCAAAGGAGAACAAACAGCCGATAACTACTAAAAAACCTAACATTGGAAAGTTATGTATCTCATGTCTAAGACATGGAGACCCCCGATAGGCAAGCACTCACGTTCAAGCCGTGAGCGGGGGCAAAAATTAAAATCAAAAAGTAATGAGAACAATAAAATTTAGAGGACTTCGTATTGGATTAGAAGGTTTTGCTTATGGTCTTCCTGACTATTATGAAATGTACGATGAATGGGGTATAGGAGATTATGCTGTAGATGAGGATACAATTGATCAATTCACGGGTTTATATGATAAAAATGGAAATGAAATATATGAAGGGGATATTGTTGAGATTAATACTAAAGGAATAATAAGTAAAGAGGCTAAAAGAATATTAGTTGTTGAGTGGTATCAAGAAGAATGTAAATATGTCCTCTCGGATGAAAATTCTGATGATTATGGTTGTGATGAACTGACAAGTTTATTTATAAAAAGAAAAAACTTAAAAGTAATCGGAAACATTCACGACAACCCCAAATTATTCAAACAATAATTAACAACCGATTTGAAAGGAGATTGAGCGCGCGGCAATCTTTATCAAATCTCTAATCAAATCAAAAATGAACGAGTATCAAGAATTTTTAAAATCAAAGGAGCGAAAACCTATAGCGGCAGGCTTTGAAGTATCAGAGCAGCAGCTTAATAGCAACCTCTTTGACTTCCAACGTTACATCGTTGGTAAGGCCCTAAGAATGGGACGTTATGCAATCTTTGCCGATTGTGGGTTGGGAAAGACCCTAATGCAATTGGAATGGGCACACCAAGTAAGCGAGCATACAGGCAAACCCGTACTTATTCTTTGCCCTTTGGCAGTAGCAGGGCAAACGATACAGGAGGGGCAAAAGTTTGGTATTAAGGTAGAAAAATACCACAATAACGAACAGCTGAAAGGGGTGTATATCTGCAACTACGAGCAGTTGGATAACATAGATACAAGGCAATTTGTTGGGGTAGTACTTGACGAAAGCTCTATCCTCAAGAACTTCACAGGCAAATATAAGAATGCCCTTATTGAGAGATTCAAAGAAACACCTTACAAGCTCTGTTGCACAGCTACACCAAGCCCTAACGATCTCAACGAGATAGGTAACCATTCCGAGTTTCTCAATGTGTTAGATGCACAGGACATGCGTGCTAAGTGGTTCGTGAGAGACGAGGGAATGAACAACTACCGATTGAAGGGCCACGCAACTCGTGATTTCTATGGTTGGATAAGTTCATGGGCTACTATGCTAACCAAGCCTTCAGATATTGGTTTTAAGGCTGAGGGGTACGAACTTCCTAAACTCAATTATATAGAGCAACAGATACAGACCCAAAAGAAAGACAATGGCAAGCTCTTCAATGATGTATCAGTAAGTGCTACAGAGTTCAATAAGGAGCTTAGGATTACCCTGCTACCACGCCTTGAAGTAGTGGCCGAGATCGTTAATAACTCCGATGAAACTTTCATCATTTGGGTCAATCAGAACGAGGAAGAGAAGAAAGTATTAGAGCTTATTCCTAATGCCGTGGCAGTGAACGGAAGTGAGAAGACAGAAACCAAGGAAAAGAAATTACTTGGCTTTGCTAATGGAGAGTTTAGAGTACTGGTAACCAAAAAGAAAATAGCCCAATTCGGCATGAACTTTCAGAACTGCCACAATCAGATATTTGCAAGTTTAGATTTCTCTTTTGAAAGCCTCTATCAAGCAATAAGGCGCTCCTACCGATTTGGACAAACACACGAAGTAAATATATACCTAATAACAACTGACACCATGGAAAACGTAAGACTATCAATTGATAAGAAAGAACGACAATTCAAAGAAATGCAGGCCCAAATGAACAAGTTTATTAATGGTGATGCTTTTGGGCTGCTCAACTCCTATGAGTTCAAGGAGGTAAAGACAAACAAATATTGGCTCATGAAAGGTGATAGCTGCATAGAGATTAAGCGTATCCCTGACAATTCCGTTGATTTAATCATATTTAGCCCTCCATTTAGTTCGTTGTTCACCTACTCCAACTACATACACGACATGGGAAACAATGAGAGCCACGAGGAGTTTTTCAAACAATATACATTCCTCTTGCACGATTTGTATCGTATCCTTAAACCAGGGCGATTAATGGTTTGCCACACCAAGGATTTGGCCGTATATAAAAACTCAAGCGGCTACACGGGGTTGTATGACTTTACAGGAGATCACCATAGGGCTGTTGAAGCAGTCGGATTTAAATATCACTCAAAGATAAACATCTGGACGGATCCTGTACTTGAGATGCAGCGAACAAAAACGCAACGACTGCTATATAAACAACTTCGTAAGGATAGTAGTTATACAGGAGTAGGACTACCCGAATATGTTACCATATTCCGTAAGTGGGAAGGTAATGAGGAAGATTGGACACCTATTAACAACAAGAACCAAGATAATTTCCCCTTAGATGTTTGGCAGCAATGGGCATCTCCTGTGTGGAATGTGGAAAAGAGCGATATAGATCAGCTTAATGCTATTATGGAGGACTACCGAGTAAACACATGGATGGACATTAAGAGGACGGACGTACTGAACAATTCAGAGGGTACGGACTTAGGAGATGAAAAGCATATAGCCCCTTTGCAATTATCAGTTATCAAACGTTGTGTGCAGATGTGGAGCAATCCAGGAGAAACAGTATTTACTCCTTTCTTAGGAATAGGCAGCGAGGTATATAAAGCTATTGAGTTGGGCCGTTACGGAATAGGAATAGAACTCAAGGACAAATACTTTGAAACCGCTGTTAAGAATGCAAGGAGAATGACAGAAAAGCAACTACAATTATCTTTATTTTAAATACTCATTCATTCTTTGTCTTACGCCCTCGTTTGTACTTGGTGTGTATGCTCAAGGAGAGGGCTTAGGGCAAAGTTAGTGAGAAAATGTTCATTTAAATAAGCCATGAAAAAAGAAACATTTTTGTTTTACGCGGATTGGTTGAATGTTATTCGGGATTTGCCAAGTGAGGTTCAGTTGGAAGTTTATCAGGCTATTGCGGAATATGCCATATACGGTAACTTGATTGAACTAAAACCACTTGCAAAAGTAGCATTCGGATTCGTAAAA